TCTAATTGCTGTCGGATTTCAGCATCGGTGAGTCCACCCACGAAATCCCCTTTTTTGAAACGCCCTAATGGTTGTTGGGCTACATATTGCTTTGCTGCCATGATTGGCTCCTAGATAAATCGTTCTGATTCAAATACTGCGGTGAGATATGCAAAACCTGTACTGAAGGCTTCTTTCACATCAACCAGCATCAATTCCCCACGTGCCGAGGCTGGCTTCCAGCCTGAGAGCAACTGAATAACATCTTCAAGAAGATTACCCGCCTGATCTGTTACCGCTGAACCATCTATAGACTGTGAACGGGCATTCTTACAGGCTACGGTGACCGCCCACTGCTGGCTGATCATGTTCATTTTTCCCTTGCCCGCACTATCCTTAGAGCGAATCCGCACAAAGTTGACGTGAGCTGATGGGGTTACCTGAGCCATTTCAGTCACCAGTACAGAGTTCAACGGCGTATAGATCTGCTTGAAATCCGGAATCTCCTTGAGCTTCTCGGAAATTTCTCCACGTACTGCAAAAAAGTCAGACACCTATATGCCTCCCGATAATATTAAGGATCTCTTCATCATCATCCTGATTGATGCCCAGAAAGGTACGAGAAGGGATATTGACCTGTTTCACTTTCCTGAACTGGCCACCCACTGCAAAGGTTAAGTACTCCGCCGTTTTAGGCAGAATGGTGGCACCAAAATGAAAGACATGGGCGTACATTTTGTTTGAACCCCACTCAACACCATCAGGGCGCAGGTTATAGTGCAATTCATTCATTAATTCACCCATATCACGGCCTGTTTGACCATTTTGCATCCGGGCCCGCCACGACTGTTTCCATGGATTACCGTCTACATCATGCTGGCCTATAAACCGTTCTTGAGTGGAGTGAACCCCATAGCCACCAATCTCGACAAACATATCCTCCTTTCTGCTGTCGAAATCGGCCATATGCTGCAGTACTGCCATTACCGCAGATTCATTGTCAGGACGAATTGTTATAGCAAAAGCCATACCTCCTCCTTATTTAAATGAAGGCATCTTGTCTAGCGTTTCATCACCAAACACGCCTCCTATATAACTGGTTCCGATGGGCATTGTGGTAGGCCGGCCCTTGGGCTGATCATCTACAATTTCATTGGTTGCGGTCTGGATCTGTAGATGTGCTTTTTCATCTTGTACCCGTTCAAGAAATTTAATCGCATCCTTATAACGGTTACGTACTTCTTCAGTGGGTTGCTGGTAATAAAGCCGGTAACGGGCAATATCACAGGCCATGCGGTTCAGATTGCTGGGCACATTGGGAAGAGGCAGAGGATAACGGCCACCGATATAGCCGTTAATCTCTTCTGCCGCATCCTGAAGTGCTTCATTGATAGAAGCTGCTGCATCTGCATGCATCAGCTTTAGTTCTTCAATGTCATCAGCAAACCGCTTCACCATGTCTGCTTCTGTTGCGTACATAGATCACCTTACTTGGCTGCATCAGCACCCTGTTCAGCTGGCTTGTCACTGGTCTTAGACTTAGACGCTGGCTTGGCCTTTTCAAGCTCAGCCACTTTTGCCTTAAGTTCAGCAATTTCCTGCTCAGCCTTGGCTTTATCAGCAGCAGCGGTCTGATTGGCTTCAGTTAAAGTAGTATTTTCTGCTGTCAGCTCTGTATTAGCCTTTTCAAGCTCAGCCAGACGTGCTGCGGTACCATCTGCTTTAGGCTCTTCCGGCTCCTGATATTCTTCAATAGCGCCAGATGCTAAAAGGGCCTGAAGTTGTTTAGCTTCAAGCCCTTTGATTTCATCACCTGGCATAAAATGCCCGATGGATTGTTTTGCTGTGTACTTCGGCATTTAAGCCTCCTTATAGAGTAATGAAGCCACGGCCACCAACAACGCCGTTTTTGTTAGAAGGAACAACCAAAGGAGCAGATTCAGTCATCAGCATAATGCCGCTTGGATCTTCACAGTACCATTGACGGTCAAAGTACTGCTGAGCCACGCCATTAGCGGTCATGTTCTTAATCTTGCAATGGGCCACTGAACCATTGGTATCCGAGATCAGACTGAAATAATCTTTCTCAATGAAGCGGTTCACCTTACCCTTATGACGGTAGGTTGCATCGTAAACCCAGAACTCCACTCCATCAAAAGTACCTTTCAATGTCGGTTTCTGGCTTACACCGAAGCTTGGTACAACTGGTACAGAGATCCCTGCATACGGTGTCACAAATTCCTTTTTGAAATCTGCATCATTCCATAAGGCCTGCCACACCAGACCAGACATCAGCGCCATTTTTGCTTCACCACCATCTGCTTCGAGCTGACGTTCCAGCATACGGCGGATATCATCCACCGGCTTGGCACCTGCCTGTCCCCATGCTACAAGTGGCGTGTAATTTAGGGATGCATCACGCTCATAATCAACCAGGTTGTATTCATAATCATCAGAATGCAGCAGATATTTGCCATTTTTCAGAAGATCAATGGCCATCATTAGAACCGAGTTATCAATCGCGTCATGGTTGCGTTTCATGACAGCAATTTGAGAAATCACCATCTTTTCCTGTTCAGAGAGCTGCTGGTTACCGGTAGAGATAATCCCCGCAGTGCGTAAACGCTCTAACAAGGCAATTTCAAAAGTATCTGCAGCAGTCACCTGATTTTTAGGTTTGTAGTATGCCGGTTTAACATGAGTTACTTTTGCAGACTGAGTAGTTTCAAATGGCTTACCTGGCTGATTTGGTGATACCAGCGGGGCCAGATCATGATCAGCAGAAAGCTCAGCTAGTGGCACATCATCCCGGGTAAACAGTGGACGGTTTGGAAACAGGCGATCTAGCAGCCATGTATCCATTGGACGGTAATTGCTATGAATGAGAGCAAGCTCACCCACATCCAGAAGTTCAAGTGGAGTACCGTCAATATTAAAAGACTGTGGCATGTTGATTACACCTTAGAAAGTTCGATTTTGTTTTTGGTTGCTTTGGCACGGGCAGCATCATATTTCGCCTTGTCCAGCAACGCCCCATTTAAAGACACGGCCTCAACGTTAAATACGCCGCCGTAATACACCGGAATTTCAATCCCATCAGCCGCTTTAATGGTTGCTTCGGCTGCGGTAACGTTCTGGCCACAGATCACATCCCAGGATGATTCATCTGCAGCATGAGTCAGTACATTGTCATCAGATAGTGTCAGTAAATCGCCGTAATTGTAGGCGGTACCTGCAGTTACCTTGCCATTGGCACGGCGCAGCTTTTCATTGTCGAGTACCAGTTTACGTGTAGTAAGTGATACCGGTGGAATATAGTGAATAGGCATAAATTATTTTCCCTTGTTTTGTTCAGCGAAGGCTTTCGCACCTGCTGTGAATTGATGTTCCTTGTTACCGCCCGATCCGCCTTGTCCACCAGTAGCCTGATGATTGAACAGGTAGTTCAACGCAGGATTTACACTTGGTGTTTGTTGTTGCTGCTGGCCAGCTGGTGGCTGCTGTCCACCTGCAGAGAACTGTCGAAGCTGCTTTGCAGTAAAGGCAAAGACGGAATCATCCATATTGGTATATGCAGTTTTATCTTCAGCACTGAATTGTGTTTTAAGCTCTGTTTCTAAAGCTGCAATCTCATCAGCACGTTTCTGGGCTTTAAACTGTTTCAGCTCTTCTAGTGCATCATCACGCTCCTTTTCTGCCTGCTGTTTGGCCTGTTGTGCTTTTTCTAGTTCGGTCACGTCTGTGTCCTCTTTGGTTGGGTTTGAATTGGCTTTGCCTGAGAAGGCTTCAATAGTGGTTTGAGTGTCCGCACCCACCCCACAAATTGTGATTTCATGCACTCGCACATTTCGGAATACATGCAATGGACCAGTAAATTGCTGCCCATTTACTTCAACTGTTTTACCTGGTGCAATTTCTTCAATGGATTCTGGATCAGCCCACCATGACATTTGGAATGGATATTCCTCATCGATGTCTTGCACGATTTCTTTAGCTTTTGCATTGCTAAGAAAATGACCTTTTGCCCTAAAGGTTTGGTTGATTTCATATGAAGTGGCTACACCGACACGCTTACCACCAAAATGTTCTTCAACTAAACCAGTTTTAGCTTTTAACTGTAATCCTTGGAGGTCAATCACCACACCTGAGCGACCCCAGTAATAGTGATTGTCGATACGACCACCGCTATATACTTCTGCTTCAAATGTTCGGCGCTTTGTTTCACCATCTTCCATTGTAGTGATCGGAACATTTACAGCAGTAAACTGACAGCGCAAATGCTCCTGATTTAGTTCAGGCATTTTTCATGCTCCATAAAAAAACCTCTGTTTCGAGAACAGAGGTTTACAATTCAATGATATATGTTGGTAGTTTTTAGAGATTAGTTCAGAGAGTGAGGTTGATATATAAACGAAATCAGCTTAGTTATGTGCCTGTCTAATACTTTGAATTTTATAATTTAATGATAATCCTCCATTTCCAAAATTAAGGTTTAATGATTGATTAGCCTGAAGAGGAAGTGCTTCTAAAGTGTTATCAGGTAGGCGTTTAAAACAAGGATTAACTGTAACCAAGTATTTATCTTTGTCATCAGGACATAAATGTAGACGACAACTGTCAAAATCACAGATTTGGACAGAGTAATCAGTCATATAACCAGTATAACCTTCTGTTAGAGTAGCTCTTCCACCTATAAAATCAGATAAAAAATTAACTGGTCTATCGCTTTCAACCACAATACTCAGATCGTTTTGAGTATCTTTATTCTCCGTACCCTCTTGTATTAAAAAAAGAAAATACTTCATTCCTACCTCATGTAAACTATTATTTTAGTGAACACAATCTATATACTAGGTAGAAATCCTTTTCAATATGTAAAATATTTCGTCACTCACTATTTGCCTTGAAACTACCTGAAAAGATATGCCTAAGGGAAACAGTACGCCTTGCCCTGCATTTAACTTTTCCAGATCAATGCCTAAACCTTTAGCATTTTCAATCTGAATCACAATATTTGAAGCAGAACCTGCAAGCAGTAACGGCGCATCCAATGTAATGACCTTACCTACCTCCAATAATGCAGCGTAGGCTAGTGGAGCTGATCCAGCCACTGTAGTTGCACTATTCGATGCCACTGCCTGTAGCCTGCCTAAATCCTCCTTCAACCAGCGTTTAAGCACTTCCTCAGCCAGAGTAATAGGGGGCTGCTTTAACTGCGCCGTAAGAACTGAATCATTACCCTGTACATAGTTCAAAAAAGTACGAATCGCACTTGGCCGGATATCTGGATCAAGTGGAATCACTGTATTGGCCACCACATCAAATAAGTCCCGAGTCTTATCATCCATTGGAGCAAATAAACTGGCCAACTTTTTACTTGCTGTCCACTCGGCCTTGATGATCTCTTTCTGCTCCAGCAAAAATGCTTTATTCAGGTCAGAATCCAGAATCTTCTGGTCCACCAGACCTGATAGATCGCCATAGGTCATTGGACTGGTACTCCAGCCCATCTCCTCAGCCACCTCCGGTAGCTGATCATCTGGCGTAATACCGTATTTTTCCGCCTGCTTTTCAGTTAATGCAATCACTGTACAGCGACACATGAAGCCCCACGGCGGGTAATACATGAGCCAGAATGGATCATCGATATGACGGATAATCCGGTTCAATGCCAAGTGACTTGGACGGACCCGGCTATCATCGATAGCTGAATACATCAGGTATGGTCGCTTGTCTCTATTGCGTTGCTGCTGTTGCCAGCGCCCATGACTATACGCCGTCTGAATATTGGTACGAAAAACGTTCTTGAGATAAGGCTCACTTAGCTTGATCTCATTTTCAGCGACCAGTTTCTTAAAGTCCTCAAATGTCGAGCCATCTGCAATAGCCTTGTTTACAGCGGCTATCACAGTCTGGATCTGTTCTATGCTCGATAAAAAACTGACCGTGGTGGCCAGTTGTCGTGTCTTGAGATCCAGAGAGTAAAACTCATCAGGCAATACGATTTTACGAGACCGGGCAAACTGTAAGGCCTCAAGAAATGTGACTGGTTGCATTGGCGGAATCCTTACTATAAACATGCCTTGCATTCAGCCAAAACTTGAAATATTCATCACGAACATCAAAGTAATGGCCCAATTTCTTACGCTGATATATTGAGAATTCATCGAAAACCAGTCCACAATATTTGGTGCAAAACTCTTCAAACTCATCATATAACGTCTGAATATCTTCCATCACTTCCCTCCACTCGCCATCACATACCCTAGTACATCACCTGCATATAAAGCCCGCTCAAGATTCGCCGTGAACTGCGACTGACTGGCCTCAGGCATGATCTGCATCAGATTAAAGGCTAGCTCTTCAGGAGTTGTACTCTTCTGCAGAAGCTCATTTACCTGGGCATTGCTTAAGAGTTCCATGTTTCGCTGTGCATCAGTCAGCTCTTCTACTTCCTGCTGTTCAGGTGAAAGTTTTCTGGCATTTGCTGCGAAGCTAAAGGCTTTATGCGGTAATGCATTGAATTGCTGTATTGGCGTGATATCTGAAGCTACCCCAACCTTGAAATGCTCAGGCTTGATACCGTAGGTTTCAATGATGTACTTGTCATTAAACTGCACACCTAGATCTTTAAGCTTCAAGTCCCGCTCGACCACTTTGACATTGAGGTCCTGTTCACCGCCTAGAATGATCGTATGCTTATCAAATCCATTGAGGATACAAAGAGCATCAATCAGTTCCTGGACTGTCGGTGAAATCATGCGTAAGTCAGAATTACGTTTGTCCATCCTGACTTCATTGTGCACCACTCCAAGCGCCTTACTGCCACCACCGTCATTCTCAGATGTCATTGTTTGGCCAAGAACAACTTTCTGCACACGGCGTACCATGACCTTATCAAAAGCTTCAAATGCAGAAGCACCTGCACCAGAGAAGTTAGTTCCCACTGTAGTTACGTCATCATCAGCATTAATAGACAAGATCGATTGTGCATGGGCTGTCAGCAAGGCTGTAGTCATCGCATCAATATCTGATTGCTCACCATCTTTTACCTTCCCTACAAGCAAGGGAGATCCAAAGCGCTCCAGGAACTTTACCCAAAATTTAGTGGAGTTAGTTTTGAAGAACCAGATCCAGTACAGCTTAGTGAGTAATGCTTCCCCATAAGGCTGCTTATAAGATGGTTTACGGCGTGTCAGAAAGAACTTGAGCGGATAGGCTTTAAATACATTTACTTCAGCACTGGACTGGGGCTTACGGAAGATCAGTTCACCATTATTTTTAGGCTCAAACCATTCCAGTGGCTTGACCATAATCTCGGCAAGAGTAAACCGACTATTCTCATCAATCTTATAGTTAGCTTCCAAAACTGAGTAACCGTAGGGACACGCTTCCCATGCACCCGATACAATTTCAAAATGCCATTTGGTGAAAAGCTCTTTTAAAAAAATAGTTTGCTCACCATGATCTTCTGCAAATCGCCACGGCGCATTTAAAACTGCATCAAGCCGAGTTTCCATTGCCTGTGATATTTCATCATCAGTCATTAAGATCGAAAGACGTTGCCGAGAAAGTCCAGCTTGACGTAGAACTTCATCTAAATCTGCAGCACGTCCCATTGCAAAAGTAAGATTCTCTATAGCTACACTGGTCATTAAACCTGCTGATTTTGGCTTGGCTTTCTTAGCCTTCGCCTCTTTTGCCTTCGCCATAAAATTTCCTATCAAAATATTCTTGAGCCACCAGTGCTCGGTTTTCCTCTTCTACGCCCTTTAGATATTTTCTCCAGGGCATAACGGATTGAATCGATGTAGTGGTTATAGGCATCAATGATGATCGGTAATACCTCATCCGTTAACCGGTCTTTTTTATAAGAGTAGTTTCTAAACTCATTTAGGGTTTCCTTACACCGAGGGTGAATATAGACCCGCTTGAATGACTGGATAAAGGCAATACCATCCTCGACTGAACCCTTTCCTTTTTCACATGCCTTGATACGGCTTAATCCGTTTCGTTTTAGATGGCTAATAGACTCGGGTCGTGCGTTATCGGCGTAGATTGCATAATCTTCAAAATCAGGGATGAGTTTTGACAAGAACTCTACCGTATCATCCAGTTCTAGCCCTACAGCGCCTGCCTCATACTCAATCCAGAGGCAATCGTCATGAATCCATGAACGTGTCGCGGCCAGCGGATCATGAGCAAAGCCAAAATCCAGACCCTGATATGGTCCATCCCAGCTATAGGGATCAGGCTCAAACTCCTGAATTTCAAACTTGTTTCGAAAGATCTGTGCTTCAGATAATTCCAGATACACTCCCTCCCAGATCCAGCGATAGGTTGAATCATCCAGAGTGGCCTGATCACGGCGGCGCTCGATTTCAAGGACCTCAGGAAACCACGGGTTATCGGTATAGTTCATCTCTACACCGAGACCGATCAGTTCACCGGTCAGGTCATCATAAATTTCTTCATGTCTGAAACGTGTACTGGTCGCACTATCACGTCGTTCAGGGTTCCAGGTAATCCACACCTCAGAGTTATCTTCACGTACTGTAGGTAGTAACTTGCGCCATGCCATCTCAGAAACGGTTTCAGCCTCATCTACCCAGCACAGCAGAATACGCGCTTTAGACTTGATGCTGTCCAGGTTGTGGCGTAGACCAGCGAATCCATAGCTCACTCTTTTATTTTTAGTACGAATGAAGTTCTCACCCATCTCGTAATAGTTTTTTAAAAAAGGAACTGAGCGAATCGCCTGTTTTATTTCTTCCATAGATGAATCAGCTAATGAGTTCATAAACTCACGCGCACCTAAGATTAACCCGCTCACACCAGCCTCGGCATATATATAACCTTTGATCGCCGTCATCAGTGCAAAGCTTCTGGTCTTACCTGAACCACGGCCACCCCATGAAGACCTGTAACGGATATTGCTGGTGCTAAATAGCGGGATAAGTTTAGGCGGTAATTCAATCTGTACCTTTGACATTAGGAGCCACCAGTTCAATAGTTGTAGGTTTATTGATTGATTCCCCTTTACTTGTATGGTCAACCTCTTGTTTATTGGTATACAAACCGCCCATCTCTTTTGCAGCCTGCTCAGCCCATTTGGGAGTAAATACCGGGTTATTGGGAAATGTCTCAACAAGGTTCTGTAAAAGTTGGAGGCGGTAACGTTTATTCGCTATGGGGATAGCTTCAAGCTCATCATTGGCCTTACGACGATATTCAAAAAACTTATCCCTGAGTTCCTGGCTTAGATCCTGCCCTATACGCTTTGTTGGATCGTAAGCCTCACATTGCTGCGGGGTCACATCGATATTGAAAACTTTCTTAACTTCTTTAGATGCTTGTGTGGGAGTTTCAAACTCAGCAAGCATCCTAACGATGAATAGTTTCACCTTTTTAGTGATACGTGCCATTTCCACCATTCCATCTAAGTACATCTAAGTAAATAGGCAAAAAAATATTTAAACCACTTTCAAATAACAGGTTCCACAAGCATGATGCACATCTGCTTTTGAAAGTTCCGGTCGTTGATTTGCCGCCTCAACCATTTTCTTAACATTTTCATTCGCTCCATAACGGCGAACCACACCAGTAAACTCTTCTACATCATGTCCACGTATTTCGAGCTTGGGCATACCTGTTTCCCGGTTATAGATAGGCATCCCAAATTCATTAAGCTTGTGGGCAATATGATAAAGCTCATGTTCGATTAGGGCACAAAAGGAAATATCATCCGTGTGTTTGGCGTATCTTGCATCAATGGTGATGAGATAATCAGGTATTGCATTAAACCACTGATGGTATTGTTCCTCTTGCCGCGCTTTCTTCCATCCACCCGCATTGATCATGATTTTTTCTGCCGTGCCTACTACGAAACGACCCTGCTTCATAAAACCGCCGTTAGCCCACATGACAGCGATATTCGGCCAGTTAAAGAAACTTAAATGCTGATGATCTGGGTTAAACAGTTCTGATTCCTGATTCAGAAATACAGCCTTGATCCATTGCCACAGCTCTGGGGCTGGCGAAAAATCTGGAGTACCCTGTTGAAAGATCCAATCCGGGGGAAATGGTCTTACTGGTACCATAAAGCCAACTTCACTCATAAATTACACCCATTAAAAAACCTCCCGGAGGAGGTTTATTTTTAGTTCAGTGATTAGTATATTTTAGATAACCGGGAGCTAATTACTTTCCATCCAATCCCTTCTTGCTTTTTAACTAAAATAGTATCTTGTAGAGAGGGACCCGCATTTGAATCATCATCTGCAAATTTCCCAGAAGTGATTTTAAATAGATTTTCATTAAGCTGCTTAAACTCACTAATAAATCCATAATTAATATGCTTATCTACATCTTCGCCAAAAGGATAATTACTTATAACTATATAGTTATCTCTACCTGGCAACTTAGCTAATTCAGTTAATACTGATAGCTGACTTCCAGAGCCACCAGCACAACCAATGTCTCCACCCCAAAGAATTAAAACAGTAGTTTGCTCCCAATCACTATTGCCTTTCTCAATAATATAGGCATCCCTAGAAGTTGTTAAAATTTTAGAAAATTCGTTCTTTTCAAAAGTATTTTCACAAGCAATTGTTTTCGCATAATTCTTTACAACTGCTAATGCTTGGTTTTTTTCAACTAACTCTGAAGCAGCTTGTGCTTGAAAAGAAAGAAACAACCCCGCTAATAGAAATTTAAATTTCATAGTTCCAACTATATTGTAATTTTGCAATATATCTATATCAGATTAAGTCTTATAAGCCTACTTCAAATCATTGAGGATAGTTAGAATTCTCAGACTTTCTAACACTTCCTGTGTTCATATTCACTCCAAAAAACCCCTTGAAGGGGGTTTAATTCAAACAAAAAAAAGAGCGCCTAAGCACTCTCATATTTCATAAAAAACCGCACTAACTTTAGTCAATGCGGCTTTTTATTCTTACCAAACTTAAATAACGCTATTCGATTTCTTTCCAGAAAGAGACATATAGTTTGAATTCTGACTTTATGAGAAATGCACTAATTAAAAATGCAGCCCCAATTACCAGAAACATTATATCTATATTCATAAACCCCACCAATTCAAGGATAATTCCAAGAATGCACAGTGCATAAAAAACAACTACGCCTAAATTTTCTTTCATTTACTTCACCAGGAGAAAATTTGCTTTCTGCAAATTTGAACTGGCATATTTACATCAAAACTTCTTTAAATGGAAGAGACTGAGAAGTCTATCCGATAAATATAATTTTTGGTTATCTGGTTAATATTTTGCAAACCTCTTACTTTCTTTTTCTCCATGAGAGAAGAACCACTCAAAACTAGCTTAAGACTATTGTTCAGTTATTTAGGTGTTATAAGCACCACCAATAAGTTATCTTCTTCTAGCCAGTCAAACTCATACCCTTTAGCATCATAGTAAATTTCCAGTTTCTCTACTACTCCAGGCTCAATATCAGAATATTTCTCTTCAAAACTTATAGCCGTATTTTTATTTACTTCCAGCTTATTATTGATACTAGAGATTAATCTTTCATAAGTAATTCTATAATTAGACATGATAAAAACTTCTTAATTTTTCGGCAAACACCTAGCTATATCAGAGCCCTAGCAAAATAAATATAGTATAAATGTCTAAGTAATTTTAATTAATTTAATCAAATAGATTGCATAAGTTATTTTAAAAAATCTAGGATTTGATCTGTAGTTATGAGAATAAATTTTAAAAGATCTCATAAGGTGTTTAGAGCTTATGATATCTTCAATAATAAAGTTAATTCCTTTCATACTTTCAGTTCATCCATTATCCTTAAGCCACTTGGGCTTCATCCAGAATAAGCTGAACCGCACTCTTTAACTTTATTTCCAAATCAGGATCTGCCTTATTCATGCGCCACTCATGCCTGGGAGTAGGATTATTTCCGGCATATCCTATATCTGAAAACAAATATACGCATTCATCAGAGAGATGAGCGCTATAAACAACCTCTTTTGAATTACCATGTGTTTTCTCTAATACCTGTAATGTTTTCAGTATATCTGAATCACTCATATTTAAAATCTCTCTCATTAAATAGAAAAGCTCATACTGGGAGTGATATGAGCTTTCGGTAGATGGATATTTAAAGCTAATAAACTAATAATGAAGGGTTAAAAAAACCTGCTTTCATAGAGGTAAAAGCAGGTTAAGGGGTACTACTACACACACTCTTCTATCGGAAGGAAAGTGATAGAATTAATATTAATATAATTTAAAATTCAAATATATGTAGTTGTTTTAATAGCAATAACGGTGTGCTTAATGTATCTCATGTTGTTTATTTATTAAACATAGCTTGAAATTAAATTAGAGATTTTTAAATAAACAATATAAACAAATTTCTAAAAATCTGTCTCCAACTAAAATCTTATGAATAAAAAAAACCTATCCTCTTAAGGATAGGCTGATGAGGATTTGTATAGAACTAAGTGTATACAAATTCATTAAAACTTTAAGAGCCTTTCTTTCAGGGAGAAAAGACAATTAAAGTAGGTTACCAAAGTACCCTTAAGTAAAAAGGGTCATTTGAATATAGACAAAATATCGAGTTTCTTGAGTAATTTTTTTGGATAATAGAGTTAATAGTATGTATCGTATTCACTCACTAATATTCTTTTATTTGCTAGTTCTTCAAGCATGTTCTTATTCTCTGATCCAATATATAAAAATAAAACCTGCGGGGCAGGTTTTATTTTATATATCTTCAAGATTAATTGAATAACTTTTTAAAAAATTAAATAAGCTAACTTAATATTGAAACAGAATAAATCAACTATGGCTTAAGGTATAAAAACTGTCGGGCTGTCGAGATAATAAATCTACAAAGTCAGGAATAGTTTCATTAGTCAACAAATAGGGATTAAAGCTCTCTTTATGCTTATCCATAAAGAAATTTATAACATCTTTATGATAGCTCGCATATTTCATATGCCATTTGGAGAACATTCGTTCATCAATATTTTCTAAGAACAGCACTTCACATTCTTCATGACGTGGATCTTTAAGAATCTTCTGAAAATAAAGATGTTCAACTTTTTCCCTCTCCCCTTCAAGGCATTGGACAAAGTAGCCATTGCCGTAATAGAGAGCACCATAAATCTTATGAGGCGTATTAAAGTTTAATGCTTCAGTAAGAATGTTGAACAGCTCATTCATAGGGTTGGCACAATCTTTTAGCTTACTTACATACAACAGTCTTACATCTTCCACATTAACCTCCTGACCTAACTAAATAGTAACCACGTAAAAACCGTAAAAAAACATTTTAAAATTTTTGTAAGTAATTACTTATAGCTGCAAGGTGTTTAGTTTATGATGTAAGGTCCCTAAAGATAAAATTTTCATTTATCCAAGTCAGCTTTGTTGAAAATGCAATAGGTAACGCAATTGAGTTAAACCAAAGAATGATTTAAGACTCAAAGAAGATATATCCCCGGAATTTAAGCGCAATATTAGTTCAAACAATTAGTTAAAGATACTAGTGATAAAGACTAATTTGTAATCAATGCAAATAGAACTCACTTTAGTCAAGATCAATACAGATAAACAGTAATTCACCCCCTTTCTTTCTAACCACATGAAGCGTCAATGATCTTGTTGGTATTTGAAGCCTTAATAACTGTAATCCGGTTTGGTCGATAATCTTCTGTAACAGCCTCACCTACTCTTGCATAGCGAAGTATCTCTGAATTGGTCATCTTTTTGATTTCCTGATCACTTAAATCAGTTCTCCCTACAAGCTCTTTGGCCCGAAGTGGCAAACACTCATGGAGTGTATCTTCTGCTTGTTTATCTGTTTTTTGTTCAGATACGTGATCAATATCTGACTGATAATTTGAACATGCACAGAGAACCGTCAGTAAAAATCCTGAAGCAATAAATTTTTTCATATTTTGGAACTTCACGGTGGGTATTTAGTAAATAGTGAATCATCAATCTGCTTTTAGCTGTTGTGTTCTCTTATGCACTTTTTTATAAAAGTTATCAGATCTAGCTTTTACTGAAGAGTTCTTTCTTTTAAAGTAGTTCACAATATCTTGATAGCCTTCCTCTTTTTCATCCGCTAGAGGAAAGGTTTTTTCTTTTTGTGTAAATATAGTTTCAATCAGGTTTACATACCAATTAATAAAACTTTGGGTAAGCTCCCGATCAGGTATTACACTGAAATCTATCCGTGCTTCTATACCCCATCTTTCTATAGGTTTTAACGTTTTTAAATAGCTTCGAGTAAGAGGAATCTTAATTTCTTTACTTTTAGTTTTAAATTTCAATTCGGTGAGTAAAAGATTTAAGTCCTTTAAACCATTAGTACTAAACCCGTATTCTCTATATACCTTCACATAGGTTTCTTGAGCAAGGCGCTGATAATTTTTGATAATAGTTTTCAATGTCTAATCCATTTGCATTGATTTTAGATACCATACACATCTACTGGTACATTTAACCAGATATTTAAGATTAATTCTTTATAATCGGCCGGTTCTGCGCCTTCCAGCAAGTAAAAAGATTTAATGGTACCATCCTTATTGATTTGAACTCTTTTATACAGCAGGGTCTCTTTATCCTGCGCCGTAAACTCTTCAATAAATTTAAGGATCTCTTCCGAGCCTAAATGCGATGGCTCTACCACCTGGCCGTTATACACACCACCGATGTAATAGGTTGACCGAGCTGACATAAGAACCTCTCTTAGACTTTATTGATTAGAAGCAAGTCTTGATAAAAAATATTCGTTTATTTTTTTAAAAAAAACTTATTTCTAATTTAGCCCACTTAAAATTGCTTAAAGTATCTTTTGTAATACCCATATGTTAAGTTTTTTTAAAAATAGAAAAGCCCATCAAATGATGGGCTTTAACAATGATCAAACGTTAGGTATTAATTTGAATATTTACCCAATTAACGAACTTATTCTTGTCCGTATAATTTGGCATTTCTCCTAAATTGATTATCTCTTTAGTACCAAATTTACCTATAACAAAATTAGGCACCTGAACTCTGAATTCTTCAGGAGTCTCTTCATGTAAGGTTCGAAAATACTCTACGGCTTTCGCGAATCCACTCTCATTCTTAAAACCAGGACGCTCTTGCAAGAAATCATAGACCTGTTCTAGAGCTGGTAAGTAATTGTTTCTAGGCATTCTTTTTCTCTAAAATTGCAGCTTTTCAAATGGAGGTTTATTTTGGATTAATTAAAAGAAAAAATACTTAATAATTATTTAAGATTTGTGTAAAGGATTTTCTATTTTTCTCTTAAGAAACAAGGAATTTATCTAATAAGTTTTTTTCAGTCTATATTCCACCGTTATCCGCTAACAGAGAATAATAAAAATTGGTAAATGTGATATATAAAGTTTAAGTCATTGTCGATTAAAATTTTAAAAACTTATAAGAAAAGCCCGCAAATGCGAGCTTTATTTAGTAGCGATTAAATACAAATTCGCCAAGTTATCACAAATATGCCATAACCTGTGTACACAATCAACTGTTTTCTAAACTAATAAAAAAGCCTGCTTACGGTCTTTTAAGCAGGCTAAAGATAGACATTATATTTTTTGTTTATTGTTATAATTTAAATTATGCTCATTCAAACAAAGTTAATATTTAACAGTAGCTTTCTTTAAAATGCACATAAAGAATACGTAAAATTTTAACCGAAAACCATTTCTTTAATTTCTAAAATTTTCTCAAACTTACCATACCTTTATCAAGTCTCCAAAAGTAAAAAAGCCCGCAAATGCGAGCATTTTCAAAATCGGTTCATGTAATGCGATCTATTACTTCTTGGTTTTCGTATTTTGAATAAATATTCATTTTCGAAGTAAATTAGATTTCAAGTTCGGATACCGACCTTCAATAAATGCCAAAGCACATTTCATATCTTGGCGAATTTGGATAGTAGAGGTATCAAACAAGGTAGCAACTTCCCTCAGTCTTCTATTTTCAATATAAACCTCCCATATCACCCCCATCCACTCTTGTAACGGTTCACTCTCAATCTGCCGTATATCTAAAATAATCCGTTGAAATGCTCTTGCCTCATTGTCGGTTATTTGACAGGTCACTCCACGGCGTACAACTGGTTCTCTAAAACTTTCATCATTCATATATTTTGCAATGAGCTGCTCACGTTGTTTCTGGTTCAACTTACGCGTGGGCAATGATTTGTAGACCAGACGCTTGACTTCAGTATTGCCATTCATCCAGGCACCAAATTGACGGAACCAGTCCTCAGTACTAAAACGTGTCCAATCCGTTGTTTGCATAATTGTTACTGCTGCATTCATCACTTAAAGCCCCCTAATAACCTTTCAATCTGCCGAACCGCCAAACCACTTTTCACTTGCTCTGTACTAAACCGTAATACCTGATAACCCAGCACTGTGGCCGCGTTGTATTTTTCCATATCGTGAATAAACCCTTTGCCCCGTGTGTGCCTGCCACCTGTCCAGATCCCGCCCTCAATCTCGACTAAAATCTTTGTTCCCGTCATATGAAAATCAGCTTTCCATTGCCGTTTTGGGTGAAATTTATATTCCTGTTCAAAACTGATTCTGAGTGCTTTAAGATCGCTGGCCAGCTTTGCCTCTCCCTCACTTACAACCTTCTCCCCTTTCACCTTGCTCTGCCGCTTGGCTTTGGCACGTTTTTTAGTGCCATAGAGCTTGTGGTATTCAGCCAGAGACATACTGGTCATTACGCGCCTACTGCCAGTGAACCATTGAATCCCACCTGTTTCAGGTAAGGCTCCCATTTCTTTGCCTGTACCGGATCAGCCAGTTTCACGGCGATGCGTGCGGCCAGTTTTTCGTATGACTCACCCGGTTCGCTAAAACGCCCTGAGAATTCGGGATGCTGTGAGAGCTTCTGGGCAAAGGTGTGGATCTGTTTTTCAGAAAGCCGATTCGACTGACTTCCCGTGCCTGCCGGTTTAACAGATGCAGCTTGCTGCGGATTTGAATACTTGGTTCGGTAGGCGTTAATCAGCCAGTCAGCAAAGTGATAGATCATCAGATCACAGCTCATGTTCTTGCCCACGTTGTAGGTTTCAAAGGCCCGCTTTTCCCGCTCAGACCACTTCGAGTTCATGAGGGTGTCAAAATTGATGCTGTCATCGGCCAGAAAAATTTCTTCACGAAGTTTTTTAAAGCAAAGCCAGTCTTTTTTATTTTTAGATTCTTCTGAAAGATTCATTGGGAGATTCTGTGTCCCGTTAACGGCACTATTCAAAGTCCCGTTATTGGCACTATTCAATATGCCGTTAACGGAATGATTCCGTTTTTGGGACTGTTCCGTTTCCGGTACTATTTCAGATAAATTTTTTTCCTGTAATGGTGCCGTTTTTGGCATGGTTTCGCGTCCATTGACTCCATTTAACCGGTAGACTTTTACCCGTCTGGTGCTGCCCTTGCGCTCACCGGTATCGACAATCAGCCGGTCTTCTAGCAGCTCGGCAATAATCTTGAGTACAGTCTTGCGTTCAAGTCCGGTGTCTTTTTCAAGACGCTGCATGCTAGGGTAACAGCAATGGTCTTCACCGGCACGGTCTGCCAGCGAGAGCAGGATGAGCCGTTTCAGCGGTATGCGACTACCACCTTTCTTCTCGGTCAGTCCGACTCTCCAGGCCCAGTTGGTTGCATCTAAGCTCATGGCTTCACCTTTTCCTCAGGGTGGCCAGCCGCATCAGCAGGCTGGATATATCCACCGAAATATTTAACTTTGCCGGCACTCATCAGACTGCTTTCGATCTGGGCCGACAGGTACATCGTGATTCTGAAACGGCGGGACATCTGCGCCCTGAACTCGTTCCGGGCCAGTGCAGCATTGGCCTCGTTATGGCCGCGTTTACGCAGGTTGGCTTTGTTGCGCTCGATCAGCTCGTTTAATATGCGTAGCGCCGGCTCGTAGAAGGACTGCACCTGCTGGAGCTGCTTATATTCAGGCAGTGCATCAAACTGATGGTTCATGGAGCCTCCGTAACAAACAGTACTACCGGTTCAGCCAAGCGGCGTTTGGCTTTAAGTTCAGCGAGTGTGGCCGGGCGTATATCCTGCTCATGCACAATCTGCCCACCTTCCAGCCGATAGTAATGGCTGACCTGTTCAGCCTCGACGGTTTGCAGTCCATCCATCGCAATGCGGCTTGCAAACACCACCACATCACCTGCAATGAAATCGCCTTGCACTGCTTTAAGCTCCAATTTGCCTTCAAGGGCATGTTCTGTTAAATTGGTATTCATATTCTTTTCCTCAGAATTGAATAACAGGCCACTTTCCTAGCACTCGGAAAGTGGCTTTTTATTGAATTAACGAAAATTAACTTGTATCTAAAGAAAGTGATTGATAAATTCATTTATGTTCATTCCAGCCTGCTTGAACAGGAAAAGCCTGACCTTGTTCGTCAGGCTTTTTCATTTTGTACAGCAGCTATATATTTCTTCATTTGCTTATTCGCTGCCTGATCAACAGCAGTGATGAAATCAATCATTCTTTGAGCAATTTCGTGAATTTCCTGATATTCATCAGGTGTCACCACACCATCTTCATAAGCCTCATAAACTTTCTGATTAACCTGACCGCTGCAAATGTTGTGCTGCATCATTGCTTCAAAAATAGAAAGCTCACGATGTTTATCGCCATCACAACCTGCCGGAACCAAAGCCATATTTAAGCTATGCGCCCACACTTGGAGTACTGCCGGGTTTTTGGTGTAGTCCAGTAAAGCTTCAAATTTCTTAAGACTTGGCAAATAGTCCATATTGGGATTGCCATAATTCAGAACGGTTTTATGAGAGTCGCCCAGTACTTCAGCAATCTGTTTTGCATCAATACCTGGTGTGTGACGGATCATCTTGTACAGTGCAGCTTTCGCTTCTTTGCTAAATTCCATCTGTGAATCCTTCTGTTTATTCACGTTTACTTAGATATGAGAATTACCTACTCTTCAATTAGTTAATTAATGAGCTACTAGATTGTTTAGAAGGATAATTTAAGAAAATGTGCGGATATTCGAGTTTTATCTTGGCTGGAATGCCACGTACCATCCAATTTTGTACACGTTGCCGATTTGAAAAACCAAGTAGTTGAGCGACCTTTGCAGGGCCACCTAAACTGACAATAGTTTCTTGATCTGCTTTAACTGATATAGCCATTAAAAGCGCCTTAACATTATGTTTAATTAATGGTAAACACTATGTTAACTATTGTCAATTTTCTTGTTTAACACATTTTGTTTACTTTTTTAGATAATAAGTATACTTCTTCACACCGAGTTAATAAAAATGCATCCTTCACTAGAACGCTTATTAAAAATCAGTGGACTTAATCAAGAAGAACTAGCAAAAAGAATTGATGAATCTCCGCAAACTGTAAGTAATTGGAAACGGCGTGGAGTTTCTAAAGCAGGAGCAATTAAAGCCTCAGCAGAGTTTGGAGTTTCTGTTAGCTGGATACTTAGTGGTGAGGAAGCAGGAGAGCGTATTGAAGCATCTAAAGTGCAAGGATGGGATTCAAATACCCCATTAGATGATGATGAAGTTGAGATCCCATTTTTTAAGGACTTTTTAGTTTCATGTGGTTCAGGGAGTACGCCAGAAATTATAGGTGAGGCAACACGAAAGTTAAGATTAAGTAAGGCAACTCTTAATAAATATGGTGTTTATGAAGGTAATGCTTATGCATTAACAGCATTTGGAAACTCCATGTCACCTGTTATTAATAATGGCGCAACTGTATATGTTGATACGGGAAGAACTCAAATAATTGATGGTAAAATTTATGCTATCAATCATGGAGGTTTATTTAAATTTAAATATTTATATCGCATGCCTAAAGGTGGTGTTCGTATTGTAAGTGCAAATAGTGAAGAGTACCCAGAGGAAATACTAACAGCTGAAAATATTATGGAACAAGAGTTTTGCGTAGTAGCATATGCTTTTAATGTACAAAATCCCTTACCATAATTTCTTATGAATTAATTAAGCCACCAAATAAGGTGGTTTTTTTATTCTCTAAACAAAATAAACAAATTAAGTAAACAAATAAATCAACACATAGTAAACATAATTGCTTGACTATAGTAAACGTAGTGTTTACTATAAATTCGTACCCAATAAAAAAAGCCCGCTACTGACTGGAAATCAAACGGGCTTTTCTAACACAACGAGGCAATTATGAAACAAAAACCAATTCAGAGTCAAACGACTCAGATCCTCTTTCAAGAACCTACCGAAGAAGAGATGTACGGTAAACCGCGCTCAATCTTCGCTGACCTTTGCACTTTCCTTTTATTGTTAAGCCTGTTCATTGGTTTGGTCGCCATGCTCCGCAGCTGTGCCGATGATGTTGAAGTTCGGGCAGTTCAGGCACATGCCTATAACGCGAAGTTCTCTAAAACTGATTCTGCTTTAGTTCAGGTTGTGGAGGCGCGTTAATGAATGCAGCCGTAAATCCAGACAAAATTATTCCAATCCGGGCCAGCTCCCTATCCGACCTGTTTGACTGTCCGGCACGCTGGGAAGCCAAAAATCTTTTAAACAAACGCACTCCAGCCGGTGCACGTACGCGCTTAGGTACAGCAGTTCATGAAGCAGTAACCCAGTGGGACTATCTGAACCTGATCGGAGAAGACGTCACCCTGGAAGAATGCCGCGAGATCCTGCATCACCAGATCTGGCAGCCAGGTGAAGAAGTAGACTGGTCTGACCTGGACCAGAATGCTGCTGAGGCAATTGGTCATTCATTAATGCAAAAGTACATCACTCATATTGCGCCAACCCAAAAATTTATAGGTGTGGAAGTGCGCTGTGAATCTCTCATCCTTGCTGATCTGGGCATTGAGCTTACAGGCACCATTGACCGCATCTATGAAAATAATGAGGGTGAACTGGGTATTGGTGACCTTAAATCTGGCAAGAATGCTGTGGCTTCAGACGGTACAGTCAAAACCGTAGGCCATACACCACAAATGGGGATTTATACCGTATTGGCCAGTCATGCACTGCAAGAACCGGTGCTGGCCCCTGCCCGTATCTACGGCCTGACTACCGGAAAAACAGATAAAGGTCAGCACGTCGGTATCGGTGAAATCGACTCACCTGCAGAGGTACTTCTAGGTACCGAAGAAGAACCTGGACTACTGCACCACGCAGCAAAACTCATTAAGCACGGCGTATTTTACGGCAACTCAAAATCAATGATGTGCCACGACAAATACTGCCCTGTTTATCACACCTGCAAATTTCGAAAATAATTTTTATAAGGATTAAAACAATGACTTCTCAAGTAATGACTACCGAACAGATCCGTACCTCACGTCAGACTGCTGTAGCAGCACCTAGACCCGTTGAAGTCAGTCTGACTTCACTGGAAGGTTTTGAACTGGCACAACGTATTGCCAAAATGCTTGCCGCCTCAACCATGGTACCGGAAGTTTACCGCGATACACTAAAGATCAAAGACGGTAAAGACCAGAATGGAAACTGGCTGTACCGTAGTGAACCTAACCCGAATGGTCTGGCAAACTGTGTGATTGCCCTGAATATGGCAAACCGCATGGGTGCCGATCCGCTGATGATTATGCAGAACCTTTATATTGTCGAGGGTCGTCCAGCCTGGTCATCACAATTCGTGATCGGGGCAATTAATACCTCTGGCAAGTACTCACCGCTGCGCTTTGAAATGGAAGACCGTGGTGAAGTGGAAGTGACCTACACCACCAAGGAATGGAAGTGGAATGAGCGCGCCCGCAAGAGTCTGCCAGAAGAAAAAGTCCATACTGTCAAGCTACGCAATATCACCTGTAAAGCATGGGCCATTGAAACAGCCACAGGTGAGCGCCTTGAATCTGCTGAAATCTCAATGGAAATGGCAGTGAAAGAAGGCTGGTATCAAAAGAACGGATCTAAATGGCAAACCATGCCTGAACAGATGCTGCGTTATCGTGCTGCCTCATTCTTTGGCCGGATCTACGCACCAGAAGTGTTAATGGGTATCCGGACTCAGGAAGAAGAACAGGACGCTATTATTGATGTGACACCAGAACCAGTACAGCAGACCTCACCGGTAACTACCTCTGACCTTAAGGCCAATGTCGTTAAAGAAGCACCTGTAGAACAGCAAGCCGAGCAACAGCCAGTTCAGGAAGAAAAGAAACCACGTACACGTAAACAGCCAAAAGTTGTTGAAGCTGAAAATGTCCAGAATTCTACAGAGAATGAAGTTGTAGAGGCAGAGTTGACTGTGGAAGATCTTAAACAGCTACA